TAAATCGATCATCGCCTAGTTCGCTCCCGAGCTAGGCGAGCAGTAGAAGGGAAGGGCTAATGCCTAACATCATTACAGCTTCGCAGCTAAGATCCGTCTTAGGCGTTAGCTCTTCTCTCTACGACGATAATTATCTAAACGACATAATCGACACGGCGGAACAGGCAATTCTCCCGCTGCTTATTCAGAACTCGACGGCTGTAGTCGAATACGAATTAAAAGATAATGTAGCGATCTTCTACACTCGACGCGTTCACACTTTCGTCGTCGGACAGTCGATCGTCGTTACTGGACTTCCAGCTCCATTTACAGCCACTCACACTCTTACAGTAGTTACAGACAGTTCATTCTCCGCAGCTCTTACGAGCGCAGATGTAACTCGTCGCCAGATCATTCCAAACGGAACAGCAACTCTTAGCGGCTATTCAGCTGCGACTCTTTATGTCGGTAACTCTTCCATCGAGTCTGCGATCTACGCGGTATCTATAGAAGTCTTCCAATCTCGCACAGCTGCGGGCGGTCAGATCGAAGGTCTCGACTTCGCTTCGAGTCCCTATCGCATGGGCCGCAGCTTGTTAAATCGCGTCGTGGGCCTCTTGGGTAATTACATCGATGTCGACACGATGGTCGGATAATGACAGCCAGTTCGATCTTAACTAGCGTCCGAACTCCATTAAAGACATCGATCCAAGGAGTAGCGGCTAATACTTACGACTCAGTCCCAGAGTCGCCCATCGTTCCATTCGCTGCAATAGTCCCGAACACTCCCTACCTAGAGCCGAGCTTCTTGGGTAAAGGTAATGTCAAGCTAAAGGTTAATTTAGTTATGACCGTAGGCGTAGCGATCTACGATAATCAGAGCGCGCTCGATAACATCGAGAAGCTCGTAATTAGCATTCTGGCGGCTATTCCGTCAGGGTACGAAGTCGGAGACGTATCGAATCCGATTCCGTTAAACATAGGCGCGTCAGAGATTCTCGCTTGCGAGATTCAGCTTTCGACTTATTACACACAAACAAACTAGGAGACCAACATGGCCACGACCGTAATTACAGGGCGCGATCTTTCGGTTACGATCGCGACCAAAAACTATAACGAGCAAGCAACAAGCGCAACGCTAAGCGGAGATGTAACTATCGAAACTTACGACACTCTTTACGCTAAGGCTTACCGTTCGATCGATAAACAATGGACATTCGATGTCGAAATGCTTGCAGACTGGGGCGCAACAGATTCACTCTGCGAAGCTCTATGGTCAGCGGCAGAGACAGCACCTAACACGACTCTAGCGGTATCGCTAACAGCTGTTACAGGAGCGGTCTTCGCGTTTAATGTCCTACCGATCTTCCCAAGCGTCGGCGGTTCTAGCCCAGACGCTCAAACTGTAACGCTATCCTTTACAGTCGTGGGAACACCTACAGAGACATTTAGTTAAAAAACAGAATCGGGAGCGAACATGAAACTAAACATCGAAATCGAATACTTCTCAGGAGAGGCCGTTACATTCGTGGCGGCTTCTCCCGAGTGGTCGAAGTGGGAAAGCAAAACTGGAAAGACTATCCAGCAAGCCGAATCTATTGGAGTAAACGATCTTCTCTTTCTTGGCTACGCAGCCATGAAGCGAGAAGCTGCGGGAACTCCAGTCAAGCCTTACGAGGTCTGGATCGAAACGGTCGCGGAAGTCTCAGCGAGTAACGCAAACCCAAAAGCTATCCCGTCGGAAGCCTAAATCGATTAATCGTCGAACTCTCTATCGCGACACAGATTCCGATGAGCGAGTGGCAGACGGCGGAGCAGATCTTAACGGCGTTAGAGATACTGGAGAAACGGAATGGCAAGTAAGAAGGGCGTCTACTCGATAGAAGTCGAGCCAGCCGCGCTTAAAAACTTGATCCAGACTCTTAATCTTCTCGACAAGGAAACACAGAACGAGATCCGCGACGCAGCTCTTCCACTATCGAAGCGTCTGGCGGGCCAGCTCATGATGAGCGCGAACGGTGCGCCAGCTCCACAGACTAAGCTCGTAGCTCAGACGATTACAGCTAAACGCGATCGTCTTATTCGCGTCGACATCGGTGGCCCTAAGAAGGTCGGCCGCAAGTACGGCGGAGAAGCTTCTAAGAGCGGTAAAGGTAATAAAGTCCGACAGGGTGCAGCTCCAGCGGGCGCACTTCTATGGGGAACAGAATACGGCGGCGGTCGCGGTACGGACTCACTGGGTCGCGCTTATACAGATCGCTTTAAGGCCCCGCGCAATAAACGCGGCTACTGGATCGCTCCAGCTGTTGACTATTACACACCAATCGTCGCGAAAGAATACATCGATCTTATTCAGGGCGTAATTAAGAAAGTGGGTCTCGACTAATGGCTGGCATTCCAAAAGTAAAGATAACTTTCGACGCCGACTTCGACGAACTAAAGAAGGGCGTTAAAGGCGCACAAACAGAAGTCGAAGGCTTCTCTAGCAAGATCGGCAAGTTCGGCAAGGTAGCCGCTGCCGCTTTCGCAGCTGCAACAGTAGCGGCCGCAGCTTACGCGGGAAAGCTTCTAGTCGATGGCGTGAAGTCAGCGATCGCAGACGCAGCCGCTCAGGAGAAACTCGCTCTCACATTAAAAAATGTAACAGGAGCAACAGACGCCCAGATTAAGGCGACAGAAACTTACATAACTAAAACATCTTTAGCGTTCGGAGTTACAGACGACGATCTTCGCCCATCGCTGGAAAGATTAGCTCGCGCTACTGGCGATGTAGGAGAAGCTCAAAAACTCCAAGCTCTAGCCCTAGACATTTCAGCGGGTAGCGGTAAATCGCTCGAAGCGGTTACTAACGCTCTGGCCAAGGCGACCGAAGGTAATACGGCGTCCCTTGGAAAGCTGGGAGTCGGGCTTTCCGCTGCTCAGCTAAAAACTCTTTCGATGGACGAGATTACCAAGAAGCTCGCCGATACTTTCGAGAATCAAGCTTCTACCAAGGCCGACACTTTCCAAGGAAAGTTAGATCGACTTAACATCGCTTTCCAAGAAGGTAAAGAGACCGTAGGTTCTTTCGTACTAGACGCTCTTACTCCATTGGTTAGCTCGTTCGTTAATAAGGTTATTCCAGCTCTTTCACTAATGGCCGATGGATTAGGTTCTAAACTTAAATCTCCTTTAGATGATGTTAAGACGGTAATCGTGGATTTTGTTATTCCAGCTTTTAAGGCTTGGACTACTTTCCTTGTCGATTACATCTGGCCGTTTTTAGTTAATGTCTTCGGCCCAGCATTAACAGGATTAAAAAATGCTTTTAACACCATTAAAGACGCGATTAATGCGAACAGTACCGATCTTCAGCCATTGTTTACTCTCTTTAAGTCAGTGGCTACATTCGTGCGCGACACCATGGGGCCAGCGATCGGAACAGTCTTAAAGGTAGCTTTCGAGGTTCTTGGCGTAGCTATCTCCGCCGTCATTACTGGCGTCTCTAAGGTGGTTAACTTCTTGGACGACATGATCGATAAAGTTAAGGCGTTCATTAAATTAGTTAAGGATAATCCTGTCGTCTCTGGAATCTCTGGTCTTATCGATCGGGTGTTCGGTGGAGCGCGCGCCATGGGTGGGCCAGTTACTTCGGGAACTTCTTATCTGGTCGGCGAGCAAGGGCCAGAACTATTTACGCCCGGCCGTAACGGATCAATTACTCCAAATCATTCTTTAGGCGGCGGACGCGGTTCAGTCATTAACCTAACTGTTAACGGTGCGATCGACCCAGAAGGTACGGCCCGAACGATCATTAATGTTCTCAATAATTCGAGCTATCGCGGAACTCTTGGATCGGGTGCGTTCGCGTGACACTCTGGAATCCAGAATGGCGCGTTCTTATAAATGGCGTCGATTATCAAGAGGTAACACTGGCCAGCGTCCAGATCACTAGTGGCCGAACTTCTGTTTATGAACAGCCAGTCGCGGGCTATTGCTACATCGAGCTTATTAACTTAGAGAATACTTCTTACCCGTTTACAGTAGGTAACGAGATCCTTATCTCGATTAAAGATTCGACGGGAACTTATGTCGATCTCTACGGCGGCTTTATCAGCGACATCGAGATAAGCGTCGTGTCAGCTGGAGCGACGACTTATGTTACTTCTGCCCGCATTACTGCACTCGGCGCGCTGTCTAAACTGGCTCGGGCTAACTGGGAACTATCTTTAGCTAAGGACTACGACGGAACTCAGATCTTTAACATTCTCTCCGATTTACTTCTCAATAACTGGAACGAAGTAGCTCCCGCTTTACAGTGGTATCAGTACGATCCGACGACGACTTGGGCTAACGCCGAGAATGTAGGACTTGGAGAGATCGATCAGCCTGGACAGTACGAAATGGTTAACAGAGCAGCAGATCCAATCTCTAGTTATACATTAGCCAGCCAGATCGCGGAGTCTGGTCTCGGTTATCTTTTCGAGGACGGATCGGGCCGAATCGGGTACGCAGACGCATTACATCGCCAGACTTATCTCGCAGCTAATGGTTATACCGAAATCTCAGCGACTCAGGGAATCGGCGTAGGCCTAAAGTCAGTAACCCGAAGCGGAGATGTTCGTAACTTTATTACTATTAATTACGATAACGGATCTAGCCTTACAGATAGCCAAGCGGCGTCGATCTCCGAGTACGGTAAGTTCGCCGAAATCTGGGATACGAACATCGAGAAGACAGCCGACGCGATTCTGGCTCTGGAGCGTCGCCTACAGCTTAAAGCCTATCCACGCGCATTCTTCGATTCGATCGAGTTTCCAATCGCTTCGCCAGACATCGACGACACAGATCGCGACGCGCTTCTAAAAATCTTTATGGGAATGCCGCTACGCGTTACAGATCTTCCGCCTAACATCGTCGACACTGTCTTCGAAGGTTATGTCGAAGGCTGGTCTTTTAGGGCCAGTTATAACTCGCTATTCATTACGATAAACGCTTCGCCGCTGGAGTTCTCGCAAGTGACACTCCGATGGAATCAAGTCAACGCGAGCGAGTCATGGAATACAATCAGCCCTACTCTTACATGGGAAAACGCGATCGGATCGGTGGCATAACATGGCAACTACTACTACTAACTTCGGCTGGGACATTCCACAGTCGACCGACTTGGTCAAGGACGGCGCGACGGCGATCGCGGCACTTGGTCAGGACATAGATACGGCTCTCGTCGATCTTAAAGGTGGAACTACTGGACAGATCTTAGCTAAGGCTTCTAACACAGACCTTGATTATTCGTGGATCACTAACGATGTAGGCGACATTACAGCTGTAACGGCTGGAACTGGAATCTCTGGCGGTGGCTCTTCTGGAGATGTAACGATTACTAACTCGATGGCTACAGCGATCGACGCTAAAGGTGATCTTATCGCTGGAACAGGTGCGGACGCTTTTAGTCGTTTAGCAGTCGGAACTAATGGACAATTATTGTCCGCGGACTCAACGGCTGGAAATGGGCTTGCGTGGACTTATGGTGGAAAAAGTACCGCATGGCAGCCAGTCTGGGGCATAGTTGCGGGAACAGCACCAACACTAGGAAACGGTTCATTAACTGGTAAATACGCAAGAGTCGGCGATTTTGTTTATTTTACGATAAATCTAGTTATGGGTTCGACGACTACTTTCGGTTCTGGCGGTTACACTTTTTCTTTACCTTTTGCTATGACCGATTCGACTAATGGCATTGGTGGTAATGGAGCGGCTTTAGACGCTGGTATTGCTTGGTACAGAGGTTTCGTACCAAATACGATCGAAAATGGATTTACAGATAAGTTCGTACTAATAAACGACAGCGGTGTTACTATTCAGAATAGCCAGCCATTCACTTTCAGCACTAACGACTCTATTAAGGTGGTGGGATCTTATGTCATTTAATTTTAATCCTTTATTTCCAGAAGCTACTAACGAGCAAAAATGGGAACAGATTAAGCTCTGGCGTAACGCCGAACTAGCTCGCACAGACTGGACTATGCACACAGACGCGCCAACAGATAAAGAAGCGTGGGCTACTTATCGCCAAGCTTTAAGAGATCTTCCAGCGCAAGTCGGACAAGCGGAAGCGGCTATCTTTCCAGTAGCACCATGACCTATCCAGTCGGAACAGCCGCGGCCGTCGTAGAAGTAGCTCTTAAAGAAGTCGGAACGATCGAAGAAGGCGATAACTTAACCAAGTACGGAAAGTTTACGAAGGCCGACGGTTTACCATGGTGCGGATCTTTCGTTAATTGGTGCTTCCATGAAGCGGGCGTAAAGCTTCCAAGTATGGTCTCTACAGCTGCGGGCGCGCATAAGTTAAAAGAAGTAAGCCGCT